TATTACCAAGACAAAATTACTGCAAGCGAAACAGCTTGCTGGTTTTGAGGGTAGTTGACCAATTAACCAAACGGGGCTACGGCCCCAGCTAACAACAGGAGAACACCATGAACACAATCAAATCAATCAGCTACATCGTGCGTAAAAGCAAAGATAGTTTTTGCATCATTGAATCCATGACGCTATCAGATGGCAAGAATCATCAGCGAAACATTAAACATGCGCTAACGCAAGTGGATGCCCAGAATATCGCTGACAACTTTCAAGCGCAATTTGAAGGATGGGGCTATCGCCCAGCCACTAAAAAAGCAAATCCGTTTAACTACGATGCACCATATAACCCAGAGTTTCTGGGCGCACAGCCACCCCGTGCTGGTCAAGACTACTGATGACCACCACCCCCACACAAAGAGTGGCTGCACTGCGCCAGCGCCGAAAGGCGCTTGGCCTAACCAGAGTTGAGTTCTATCTCACCCAAGAACACGCCGCCAAAGTGCGTGGATATGTCAGTAAATTAACCAAGGAGAAAACGAAATGAAACAGACCTACTTTACTCAGCAGAACCATGATCAGGCTCGATCCTTGTTGATCAGCTTTTTGGGCGCTGTCTTTCTGATTGCCTTTGGAGTGATCTTCCTGTTGGCCTTCTTTGACGTCTTGGTGAAATGATGTTCAAGTACATGTGGACTGAATTTAGGTCAACGCTCAAAATGCTGCCGCCATTACAAACTGCCGCGCATGAATTGCTGCATGCAGAACATGACTTGTTGAGGGCAGAGGCTGGCGTGGAATATGCACAAGCAATGGTCACCTGCCATAAGCAACGTATCAAGCGCCTGAAGGCGTACTTGGAGGCCGCAACATGATACCCGACGACATTGAACCCGTGCCGGAGGTTTGGCAGCGGATTGGCAGTGTTGTCGTTGGCTTTGTGCTGGCGGTGCTGTTGGTGATTAGTTTCGCGCTGTTCTTCACGGGGCTTTGGATTTGGAGCTTGTTGATATGAAAGTCATTAAAGACTTTACCCGCAAGGACGGGGTACGCACTGTCACTGTGCAGATTGCTGCTGGTGAGAAACTCATGGCATTTAAAGAGGACAGCTACTACCGCCTTGGTGGGCAGCTTGACGATGTTGTGGGCGGGTACTGCATCAGTGAAGGCGAGCGTGTGGTGTGGTGCAGCATTGAACAGAAATGGGTGGACGCATGAAACAAGAAGACATCATCCGCGCAAGGGGACAAGCATGAGTTACATCATTGCATCATTGCCGCCCATTAAATGCTTTGTCAAGCGTGAGTTTTTGTACAACCACACCAAGGGCCACGGCGAGTTGGAACCGGCCATCTGGGTCAGCCTGAAAGCCTTGCGAGGCCAAGTGTTTCGCATTGAGTCGCTGTTGCCAGCGTATGGCGCGCTGTACGACAAGCTGCCCATCCATGCTTATGTCTGGCATGACAAGACATACCAGCTAGCAGGGCTGCCCCACTTGCCCATCGACACGCTCCAGCTATGGGACTGCATGGGCTATCGGTTCACCATCGTGGAAAAGATCGGCTTGCGTAACTTGGGCGTCAAGTTCTTGGGCAAGGACAAGCAGTGGCACTTTGGGCGGTACATGTTTACCGTAGACTTTTGCGCTGATGAGATGGCGCTGGACACGGGCTTTACAGAGCAGGCTGAAGAACACAAGTCGTTCAACTGGATCATGCTGGACAACGGCCAGTTTGCTTGCCAGCCAAACAACCGCTGCCTGTGGTACGACCAGAGCCTGATCCCCGCCGAGACAAAGTTTCCTGACTTCCAAGCGGCCAAAGATTTTTACACCGTTGACGGCACCCGCAAGTGGAGCGCTGGCGATGACTGGTTTTACACGATTGAGGAGAAGGACGCTTGAACTGCCCAACTTGCAACGCATGGACGCAGATTAACGACACACGCAACAAGGGCGACCACATAGTGCGCCGCCGAGAGTGCGGCAACGGCCATAAATTTACCACGGAAGAACATGTCAAACTTCAAAACTTGGACTCAAGAAAACCTAGTGGCGTTCGCGCAGCAAGCAAACGACAAGCTGGTTGAGCAAGACGACAGGATTCAGCAGCTTCAGTGCGACCTTAAGGACGCCATTGAGGCGTACCGAGCGCTTATGCGAAAGGGCGAGTGCCCGCCCTGTCAATGATCAGCGCCTGACGGCGCGGGTAGGGGCTGATGCTGATGTGCGTCCAGGCGTCAAACTCACGGATGATCTGGTCAAACTGCAAGTCAGAGTCAATGATGGCCCGCACAACTTGGTCTGGCGTCATGCCTGGCACTTTGAAGTCAGCCGCATAGCCCAGACGGTGCTGGCTGGTGTCCTTGCTGCCTACGCTGTCGTTGACGGCCTTGCTGCGAAACGCTGAGTTGATCATAATTGGCTTGCCGTCCAGCGTGGTCTTGACTTGCTCCAAGAACTCAGCCAGCTTTTGCAAGTTGGCTAGTTCTTTCTCGTTGGGCGTGTTGTCAAACTGGCGGTGGCTTGTAGCGGTCAATTCCGCGAGGGTAAAGTGTGGTGTCATTTTACTGGCCCTGCCTTAGAAAGAAGCTCTGTTTTGGCTTGTGATCCAGCGGATGAGCCAAAATAATAAGCAATGATGCCCGTCCAAGCGGTGGACAAACTGCCCAGCATCATCAAGATTGTTGGGTTGCTGCCGTCAACCTTGCCGAACAGCATCATCCCCAAAATGCCAAAAAACCCAACCGTAATAATTGCGGCCAACACTGGTGGAACAATTGAGCGTGTTGCCGCCTGCATGCTTCTTGCTGACTTCCTATCCTCAACCTCCAGCTTCTCAAAGTTGAGGCCAAGCTCCTGCGCCTGTTTCTGCAATTCGATCTCAGCAATTTTGACCTGAGCAATCTGTTCTGCCGACAGCTTGTTGTTGGAGATCAAGTCGCCCACTTTGTCGGGGTCAACACCGATGGCCTTGCTGATAGCCGACACGGCCATGCCGGCTAATGGGCCGCCCATAGCGGTTGCGATTGTGGGCGCGATTTGTTTTAACCAGTCCATTATTGTTTACTCCTTGATAACATGGTTGCTGCAATTTGAAGCATGGCGCGGGTGCTCTCCATGTCCTCTGGCTGGGTAGCCCATCCGACCGTGATCTGCCCAACGAATCTCCCCGGTTCAGGTGGGACACTGATACGGCAGGTAAAAGCTACGCCTCGGGCGATGTACCACAGGCCCATTTCACTCTGCGCTGATCGGTACTCGCTGCACGGAATCTCGTTTGCCATGAGCTTAACCACATCTGCATTGTTGGCAGCGTTCTGGGTGAACAGACCAACATCCAGCCCGTCATTGGTTTTGTCCCTGCCGTTTTTGCCGTAGGCGCGGTACAGGATGCGCGTGCCGAACATGCTGTTGACTTTGAAGACCGCCACCACCAAGGCGCCGGACTGCTTGAACAGGTGGGCGGCAGCGTCTTCTACGCGGTCTTCAGCAATGGACGGAATCTTTTTGGACTCTTTGTAGGCGCCGATCAGAAGGTCTTGGTTTGTGTATACAAAATAACCGGCGAAGGTCAGCACGGCCATCAGCACCATTGCGAACAGCCGGAACGGGCTGGACACATACGCCAGCACTTTGTCAACTAGATTGAGGCGCTCGTCAGTTGCCATCAGCAGCGCCCTCCGCATTGCTCAAGGATGCCAAGGGCAAAGTACGTAATAGCGCCCAGCATGATAAAAAAGACAAGTACCACCAGCCCAAGTTCAATGACTTCATCCATCTCTCGCTTGCGCTTGTTCGCAGCCTCACGCTCACGCCGCGCATCATGGGCAGACTCCACGTCCATTGCCGCCGCCCTAGACTTGATTTTGTTCCAGACGTCAATCTTGCCAGACTGCATAAACAGAAGCTGCAACTCGTCCTCAAACCGCTTGGCCTGGTCGAGTGCCATTTCAATCTGGATAGCCGTGCCCATTGATGACTTGGACTTTTTGGCCTGAACAGCGGCCTTGGTGGCCGTGGACTTTGCATCAAAGTATTTGCCAAGGACAGGCCCAAGCGAGGACACATCGTCAACGGTTTTGCTGACTTTCTTGATCAGCGCGACTGCTGCCTGTATGCCCGCTAGTGCGGTAAGTGGGTCGATCATTTCTTCACCCGCCATTGCAAGCACCAGACCAGCAGCCGGTCTGATGACCATGACCAACGCACGCACTCAAAGACCGGTGCTGGGGCTTGCGCTGCTGGCGGTGGAGGCGGCAGCGCGTCCATCTCAGCGGCTTCTAAAGCTATCCCAGAAGGTAACTACAGCGGCCAGCAGGCCGCCAATCCACAGCAGGGGCTTGGCTAGGCGACTGAGCGTCTCCAGCACTTTGAACGCGCCTTGGGCGGCAGCAAACGCCGCCGTCACATCCTTGGTGTTCTCGGTTAACAAATCTACCTTGCCCTCAACGGCCACCAAGCGGTCGTAGATTTCGCGGTGAGTTATATCGTTCATGGCTTAGGATACTTTGCTTTAACGGCCATACATGCAGCGACATAGGCGTCCACTTGCGTTTGGTCGCCCTTGACAACGCCGTCAATGTAATCGGCTATGGGTGGGTACTCGGCAGCGCGTTTTTCTGCGTAGGTCTTTGCAGCTTCAATAGCAGCCTTTGCCGCTGTACGAATTGCGGCAACTTCTTCATCAGTAATCTGAACAGAACCAATAGGTAGATAGCCCTCATGTTCAGCCGAGTCTAGCCAATGCAGTTTGTTTTCGGTGTCTTTGTAGTGCGGCATGGCCAGTCCTTAACGAAGTTCTTTAACAGAAGAAACAGTACAATTAGTTAAAGTAAGCAAATACGAAGCGCTTACTGGGATTAGTATGTTACCCCCTATAGAGGTGTTGCCTGATGAATTTGCAAAACTTCCAGCAATTGCATTTACAACAGTTCCGTTTATGGTTGGCTCTATAGTCATATTCCCCGACCCCGCGCTTACTCCTTGAATATTTAACACAATAGGTTTGCCGGTAGTGTTGTAATAAGTAGTGGCGGCTGCCCTTGTTACAGTTGTCCAAACCTGACCATAACCCAAGCTGCTCATAGCGGTCAAAGCCTGACCACCAACACCTTGGATAGTTGATGGTGCAGTAGCCCAAGTACCCGCAGTCGCTTGTGTTGACTCAATATACCCAACAACACGGTAAGCCAAGTTTGTACGCGCAGTGGCCGAATAGACAACGGACGCGCTATCTGCTGCGCCAGCCCCACCTTCTGCCGTGGTGCTGATTAACCCTGTCTCGGTCAGATTAGTACCGCCAGAAATATTGACAACTGCCAATTCTACTGTGCCAGCATTGTCAAGTGCCAGTACAACAATTTGACTTTGTACCGCAGAAGTAGTCCCCAAGGTTGATCCTGACGATACGACTACAGAAACAGGCGATGAAATCACCCGTGATACTACAGTACCGCTTGTCAAGGTAGCAGACCTAAAGTCCAGTGTGGTCGGGCTTAGTGTGACCGTAAGAGCACTGGTAGCCACAGACGCAGTGATTGACTTGATGGCAGACTCTGGCACTTTGGTCAATGACCCGC